CTAATATGAAGACTGGTGCATGGCAAAGAAAAGAAGGAAAATCTGCTTCTGGGGGCTTGAATGCCAAAGGAAGAGCATCGTATAATGCAGAAACAGGTGGTAATTTAAAAGCACCAGTTAAGTCGGGAGATAACCCTCGTAGGGCATCCTTTTTAGCACGAATGGGCAATATGCCTGGCGCTGAGATGAAAGATGGAAAGCCTACCCGACTTTTACTTTCTCTTAGAGCTTGGGGAGCATCGTCCAAGGAAGACGCTAAAGCTAAGGCTAAAGCGATCTCTAAGAGGAATAAGAAGTGAGACCAGTTTCAGTCGCAGCAACGCCAACAGCGGCAACGTTGACTACTGTTTATACAGTACCGACTGGATATTATGCTCTCTTTAACCTGATGTACCTTCACAATACAACAGGTTCGACTAAATCAATTACTGCTCAATGGTACGACTCAAGTGCCGCAACATCCTACGATATTCTTAGTGGCTATAGCATGAGTTCCAAAGAATATTTGAAATTTGATGGTGGTGCTTACATTGTGTTGGAAGAAGGCGACCAATTCCGAGTAACAACTGAGTCTGGTAGCACATTCTCTGTACTTGGTACATTTGAGCTATATGGAGCGCAACGAACATGACCTACTTAGAACTTGTTAACGATGTGCTAATTCGCTTGCGTGAAAGCACAGTATCTACTGTTGGCGAAACAACATATTCTTCTTTGATTGGCAAGTTTGTCAATGATGCCAAACGTCAGATCGAAGACACATACACTTGGAATTGCTTGTCACAAACAGTAACAATTTCAACTACTGGTGGCACACATTCTTACTCTTTGACTGGTGTTGGTCAAAAGTTCCGTGTGATGGATGCCCTGAATACAACTAGCAATGTTGTGATGGGTGATGTTCCTTTCACGAGTATGAATCGTAAGTTGAACTTTGTAACTCCTGTTCAAGGAATCCCATCTGAATACTGCTACAACGGAGTAGATTCTAGTGGCGACACAAAGATTGATTTGTACCCAATTCCTGATGGCGTTTACACAATATTATTTGATGTGATTGTCCCTCAAGCTAATCTCTCTTCTGACAGCACTACAGTCAAAGTCTTGGACTATTTGGTGACTCAGAGTGCTTATGCTCGTGCTTTGATTGAGCGTGGTGAGGATGGAGGAACTAACTCTTCAGAGGCTTATGCCATGTTCAGAGGAATGCTTGCTGATGCTATTGCAATGGAAAGCACTCGTTATCCTGAAGACAATTTTGAGGCAGTCTAATGGCAGCGCCACTACAAAGTTACAGTCTTTCAGCACCAGGCTTCTATGGCCTGAATACTGAAGATTCGCCCTTAGATTTAGGGTCTGGCTTTGCTTTAGTTGCTACAAACTGCATCCTTGACCAATATGGTCGTATTGGTGCTAGAAAAGGTTGGACAAAGGTCAATGCCTCTTCTGGAAACCTTGGTGCTAACGATGTTGGTGTTATCCATGAGTTAGTCCAGAATGATGGCACTTTGACAGTTCTATTCGCTGGCAATAGCAAGATATTCAAACTTGGTACGTCCAATGCGGTGACTGAGTTGACTTATGGTGGTGGCGGTACTGCTCCTACCATTACTGCAAACAACTGGCAATGTGCATCTTTGAATGGCATTGCATACTTCTTCCAAACAGGGCATGACCCTTTGATTTACGACCCTGCTGTAAGTACAACTACTTATCGCAGAGTGTCTGAGAAATCAGGTTATGTAGCTACTGTTCCACAAGCAAATATTGTTTTATCTGCTTTTGGTCGCCTGTGGGTTGCTAACACTTCTACCGACAAGGTAACTATTAGCTTCTCTGATCTGATTGCAGGTCATGTATGGGGTGGTGGCACTTCAGGAACATTGGATGTTTCTCGTGTATGGCCTAATGGTGCTGATGAAGTGATGGGCTTGGCTGCTCACAATGATTTCTTGTTTATCTTTGGTAAACGACAGATTCTTGTTTACTCCAATGCCTCTACACCTGCCTCTCTTGTTCTGAGCGACACAGTAGGCTCTATTGGCTGTATTGCTAGGGATACCATTCAGAGTATTGGTTCTGATGTTGTTTTCTTGTCAGATTCAGGTGTTCGTTCATTGATGAGGACTATTCAAGAAAAGTCTGCTCCTTTGCGAGACATCTCTAAGAATGTTCGTTTTGACCTGAATTCATCTTTGGCAAGCGAAACATTGGCTAATTTGAAGTCTGTTTACTCAGAAAAAGAAGCCTTCTATCTGCTTGTTTTGCCTGCAACATTCCAAGTTTATTGTTTCGATACCAAGCAGAATCTGCAAGATGGCTCGTTCCGTGTCACTAAATGGGACTCTATTGCTCCAACAGCATTGAGATCACTTAGAAATGGTGATTTGTACATTGGTAAGAATGGCTATATTGGTAAATATGATGGCTATTTGGATGACACAGCCACTTACCGCTTTGCCTACTATACAAACAATGCTGACTTGGGCAATCCTAATCAGATTTCGATTCTCAAGAATGTGACTGCCATTGTGATTGGTGGATCGAACCAGTATTTAACGATCAAGTGGGGATTTGACTATTCTGGTGCTTATCAAGCCGAGAATATCTATATTCCTTCACAGACAAGTTATGAGTATGGCACTGCTGAGTACAACATTGCTGAATACACAAGTGGTGTTCCTATCAAGACTCTGACCGCCAATGCTTCAGGTGCGGGAAAGATTGTCCAAACTGGTTATGAAACAACGATTAACAATGTTTCATTTTCTCTGCAAAAGATTGAAATTCAAGCCAAAGATGGCAAAATGGGCTAAGAGGTAAATCATGTCAAATTACACCAAAACCACGAACTTTGCATCTAAAGACAATTTGTCGCCTGGCAATCCTCTGAAGATTGTCAAGGGTGCTGAGATTGACACCGAGTTCAACAATATTCAGACTGCTGTTGCCACTAAGACTGACAATGCTTCTGCCAATATTACTGGTGGCTCAATTACTGGTATTACCGATTTGGCTGTTGCTGATGGCGGTACAGGTGCTTCTACAGCTACTGCTGCTCTGAATAACCTCTTGCCTAGCCAGACAGGTAACGCAAACAAGTATCTTCAAACTGATGGCACTAACGCATCTTGGGATGCAGTAAGCCTATCTACTTCTGACATTACAGGTACTTTACCTGTTGCAAATGGTGGCACAGGCGTAACCTCATCTACTGGTACAGGTTCTGTTGTTCTGTCAAACAGTCCTACTTTGGTGACTCCCGCATTGGGAACTCCCGCTTCTGGCACTTTGACAAACGCCACAGGTTTGCCGATCTCTACTGGTGTAAGTGGTTTGGGTACTGGTGTTGCTTCTTTCTTGGCTACACCTTCATCTGCTAACTTGGCTACTGCAGTTTCTGATGAAACAGGTTCAGGTGCTTTGGTGTTTGCCAATAGCCCAACCTTGGTTACTCCTGCCCTTGGAACGCCCTCTAGCGGTACTTTGACCAATGCTACTGGTTTGCCTATCAGCACAGGTGTTTCAGGTCTTGGAACAGGCGTAGCGACCTTCCTAGCGACTCCTTCAAGTGCAAACCTTATCTCTGCTGTAACAGATGAAACTGGTACAGGCTCTTTGGTCTTTGCAACATCTCCCACATTGGTGACACCTGCTTTAGGTACACCTTCTAGCGCAACATTGACTAACGCTACAGGTCTTCCAATTGCTACAGGCGTATCTGGTTTAGGTACTGGCGTGGCTACAGCTTTGGCTGTTAATGTCGGCTCTTCGGGCGCTCCTGTTGTCAATGGTGGTGTGCTTGGTACTCCATCTAGCGGTACTGCTACAAACCTTACAGGTCTGCCTATCTCGACTGGTGTGTCAGGCTTGGGTACAGGTGTAGCGACTGCTCTGGCGGTCAATACAGGCTCTAGCGGTGCTGTTGTTGTTAATGGCGGTGCTTTAGGTACTCCTTCAAGTGGTACAGCTACTAACTTGACAGGTTTGCCTTTGTCCACAGGCGTAACAGGAACTCTCCCTGTCGCCAATGGTGGTACAGGTCAGACTAGCTACACAGATGGTCAACTGTTGATTGGTAACACAACAGGCAACACTCTTTCTAAAGCTACTTTGACAGCAGGCTCTGGTATTTCTGTCACCAATGGTAACGGCTCAATTACGATTGCTGCTACTGGTGGTGGTGGATCAGGCGATGTGGTTGGCCCTGCATCTTCTACAGACAATGCTTTCACTCGCTTTGATGGCACAACAGGTAAGTTGATTCAGAATTCTACTGGTGCAACATTGAGTGATACTGGTGGTGCTACTTTCACAGGCTCTGTGGATGTTGCAGGTACTTCTACTGCAGGTTCTAACATCAAGCTGTACGAAGACACAGACAATGGTACAAACTATGTTGCCTTTAAAGCACCAGATAGCATTGCTTCTAATGTGACTTGGACACTCCCAAGTGCTGATGGAACGAACACACAAGTCTTGCAAACTAATGGCTCTGGTGTTTTGTCATTTGCAACAGTAAGTGGTGGTGCTTCTGCCGCTACGCCTACTGCATTGGGTACTGTGTATGGAAAGACTGATACAGGCTCAATTACTTTTGTAGGCTATCAAGCGGGTAATGCATCTTCTACTGGCGCACACAATGTAGCAGTTGGCGCTAGTGCTATGGCGGCAATTACAACTGGCACAAGAAATATTGTGCTTGGTAGTTATGCGGCAGGGGCTTTGACAACTGGCGAGGGTAATATTGTTCTTGGAACTTTTGGTGTTGGTTCTGGAACGAATACTTTTTCTGCTAACACAAGCGGCAGTAACAACATTGCCATTGGTGGCGAATCACTAAATGCCAACACAACTGTTAATAACAACATTGCAGTTGGATACAGAGCATTATCAGCAAATACGACAGGAACACCGAATTTAGCAATTGGTATATCTGCATTGCAAGCCAATACCACAGGTATTGGTAATGTTGCGCTTGGCGATAACACTTTGCGTTCAAACACCACAGCATCTAACAACATGGCTGTTGGATATCAGGCGGGATATAGCAATTCAACAGGTTCGTATTTAACTCTTATTGGTTGGAAAGCAGGATATTCATCAGTATCAGGCCCCAACTTAGCTGTTGGTTATGAGGCGCTTTATACAAACACATCTGGTCAAGACAATGTCGCAGTAGGCTCATATCGTCCTTTATTTGCAAACACAACTGGAGGAAGCAACATTGCAATCGGAAGAGATGCTTTAGCCGCAAATACTATAGCTTCTTACAATGTTGCAGTAGGTCGAGCCGCACTAGGTAACAACACAGGACAATATGGTGCGGCAAATACTGCTATTGGATATACAGCGGCATTTACCAATACTACAGGTGGAAATTTAGTTGCGGTAGGTGCAGGGGCTATGTATGGGAATACTACTGGCAACAATAATACAGCGATTGGAATGAATGCGCTTTATTCAGGAACAACTAGCAATGACACAGTTTGTATAGGTCTTGAAGCAGGGAAAAACATCACTACAGGACTTAACAATATTGTTATAGGAACTTCAAATGGTGGAGGTCTATATAGACCAGTATTTGATGTCACAACAGAAAGTAATCGTTTTGTAGCCGGTCATACATCTATATCAAACGCCTATGTTCAAGTGTCGTGGACTGTTGTTTCGGATGCTCGTGACAAAACAAACTTTGCACCAGTACCTTATGGTTTGAATTTTGTAACTCAACTTAATCCAATTCAGTATCAGTTCCGCACAGACAGGCAATCGGAAGAAGCAAACGGCCCTGTGCGATATGGCTTCAAGGCTCAAGAAGTATTGGCACTTGAAGGCTCAAACCCTGTTATTGTTGACAATGAAGATGCCGAAAAGTTGCGTATGACTGACGCATACATGATTCCTATTCTTGTCAAAGCCATCCAAGAACTTAAAGCAGAATTTGACGCATACAAAGCATCACACCCTTAAGGAGAAAACATGACTACTGAAACACTAACACCAGCACAAATTGCCAAGCACTACTCTGCTGCAATGGAT